GCCTAGCTCCTTGAATCCCATCTTACTTAGGTAAGTTGGGAGTTAAAGAGGAGCCGGGTAAAGTACGTGTGTTTGCCATGGTAGATTGATGAACTCAGACCCTCCTCCGTCCTCTTCATGAGGCTATCTTTGGGATCTTGGAGAAGATTCCCTCTGATAGTACTTTTGATCAGGATCGGGGAGTTGCGGTCGGTACGCAGATGCTTCAGAAGAGCAGCTTTGCTGCTTCTTATGATTTGTCTGCTGCTACCGATCGGCTACCTGTAGTAATACAGGAGTTACTGGTTGATCATCTCTACCCTGGTTGTGGGCAGCTCTGGTCAGAGCTGCTCGTTGGGCGAGCTTACCGGGTTCCGGTGTCTCTCCGTCGCTTAGGTATGAAAATACCTGAGGCCCTCCACTATAGTGTTGGGCAGCCGATGGGAGCACTGTCATCCTGAGGTATGCTAGCCCTGACGCACCATTTTATTGTGCAAATGGCGGCCCGAAGGGCGGGGTGAGTGATGTGATTCCCGTTATATCAAATATTGGGTGATGACATTGTTATCTTTGATAGCAACGTTGCACGTCAATATTTGCTTATAATGGAAGACCTCGGGGTTGAGATTAATTTAGTAAAGTCGGTGGTATCGAAAGATTCCTTCGAGTTTGCTAAACGTTTCATCTCCCGGGGTGTGAATCTTTCACCTGTTTCTTTCCGAGAATTAGATGTGGCATCTTCTAGCCTAGAGGCTATGATTATGCTATTGTCTAAATTCCAGGGGGAGCAGGTGCGAATCGCATCATTCGCTAGATTCCGTGGTTATGGTTATAGGACACTGTCAGCTTTGAGTAAACCGTTGGCTATTATGCCTCGGCACTTAAAGTTATTGATAGTATTCTTGTCCATGCCAGGAATCTCCTCTGTTTCCTTTACTTCATGGGTCGACTGGGTTTCTATGACATCTCTTAATCGAGGTGTTTTAGTTAACCTTCAATCTCTTAGAGATATCATGGTGCGGTGATGAGAGGCTGCACTGCCATGGAAACATGGTAGTGTAGATACTCTTACCCCCCGTGGTATCTGAGATAGGGTCGGCCTTGAGAAGTTAAAGGATTGGCGTGTGGAGATGCTCGAGTCAAGTCTCCAGAGTATCATGTGGCCTCAGCAATTAGAGTATATGGAAGCTCATAAGCTTTCTGACTCTATTGCTAGGCGCATTGATGCCTGTCG